GAAGCATATTCAATCTGTATGGCAAGCGGGGTCAGTGGGAGCGTCTACAGGCAGAGATAGCTAACCAACGCGCATTACAAAAAAAAGAGCTAGAATATCAGGCAAAGATGCGTGACAGAATAATAATGTGGACTGTCCTGCCTATAGTGTTGATAGCTGGGGCTGCTGTTATCTTTTACTTTATTACGTTCTTAAAGAGCTTGAAGTAAGTGTCTACTAAGACGGGCGCGGCTGGGGAGTTTATAGTTTGTTCCTCAATACTCCAATTAGAGGGAAATTGGAAAATAGTACACACCCCGCAAGATAGAATAGACGTACTGGCTTTTGATGGTGCGTTTTTCTTGCGCATTAGTGTTAAGACAAGCACTGTAAAGAGTAACGGCAACAATAAGAAGCCATCTTACCACTTCCAAAACGGTAGCGGCTCGAAAAAAAAGATACTGCCAAGGGTAGAGGAGATAGACATTGTGGCACACTGTTTTCTGGATGACAGAAGGGTTGGGTATTACGCCACCGAAGAGGTGCGTCAGTACAGCCAAAGGCGTCCGTTGCACTACGCCTGTGCGCCGTGTTTTGAGCAATATACTTGGGATAGGGCGTTGCAAATTGTGCAGGAGCGAATGAAATGAAACTAGACAAGCTGCGCGAGGAACTTGCCGCTGATGAGGGCTGTAAGTTTGAAATATATTTAGATCATCTGGGATTGCCAACTTTCGGAATTGGGCATCTGATCCGCGAACATGATCCAGAACACGGCAAGCCGGTCGGCACAGAAGTTTCTGATGAGCGTGTCCGACAAGTGTTCGCGCTTGATGTTGCTGTGACGATTGAAGATTGTCAGCGGTTGTTTAGTAATTGGGATGATCTGCCAGACGAAGGGCAATTGATCTGCGCTAATATGGCATTTAATTTAGGCTATCCGCGTTTCAGCAAGTTCGTCAATTTCCGCGCTGCGATTGAAGCACAAGACTGGTTAAAGGCCGCTGACGAAGCTGTAGACAGCCGCTGGCACGATCAAGTGCCGAACAGGGCGAAAAGATTGGTGCAACGGCTTAGAGGGCTTGCAAATGGCTGAGGTTACTTTTGAGCGCATCCTTAAGTGGCGGCTATTGCCACGCGGCATGATGCTGGTGATGACTTACGCATATCTGCAAACCCTTTTTTGGTTTCAATCGTTGCCGCCCGACGCGATGACGACGCAGGCCGCAGGATTGACGGCAACCGTTACGGGCGCAATGACGGGCGCTTTTGGCCTTTGGCTGGGAAGTGAAAAGTCATGATCCAGTTTTTACCGATCATAACCGAACTGGCAGGCGGCTGGCTTAAAGGCAAGGCCGAAAAACAAGCGGCCAGTAACAAAGTAAAAGTTGCCAAAGCCGAAGCAGAGGCAGAAGTCATGCGCGTCGCAGCCACGCACGAAGCTGGCTGGGAAAAGATTATGGCGCAGGGTAGTCAAGACAGTTGGAAGGACGAGGCGTGGACGATTTGCTTTATTGCGATCGTCGTGGCTTGTTTCCTGCCGTGGACGCAGCCATATGTTGCAAAAGGATTTGCGGCACTGGATCAAACGCCTGACTGGTTCCAGTGGGCGATGTACGCATCAATTGGCGCGTCATTCGGCATTCGAGGCATTAAAGGTTTTCGGAAGTAGGATCAACGCGCCAGACCCGCCATCCGGCCTTTGATGATATGATTTGCCCATCAGCAGAAAAGCCAGCCCGTTTGTGGACGCGGCGCATTCGATAGCCCAGCCCGCGATAACGCAAAGCATCACGGCATTGGAACGCTTCTTTCTGCGTTTCAAAAAAGATGCAATCGCCAATTTCCATCGTTGTCACAAAATTCCATTCACCGCGTCCCGCACGTTTAGGGATCGGCACGTTTTTTTCTATTTTCATCTCTGATTATTCCCATACGTTCAGCAAAGCAGTCGGTATGCAGAACTTCTTTGTTTCCGTCGCATACCCAATCGTTTGCATTTAGGTTTAGATTTTGCTCACACCAGACGCACTTTTCATAACGCGGCTGGCGTGGCGCAATTTGTTTTTTTTTAAAACGGGATTTCGTCATCAATAACCGCTTCGTCAGCCACAACTGGTGCAGGCGTTTGGACTTGTTCAGCAGATCGAACAGACGGATAGCTACTGTTGCTAACCCGTAAAGACAGCGCTTTTTTAACTTCACCGTCTTTATTTGTGTATTCGCGTTCCGATAATTCGCCAATAACGGTAATTTTCGCGCCTTTGACCAAAGCCGGTTCAAGGGTAACGCCACGGTTTCCCCAAATTGAACAATCAAGCCAGAAGGTTGTTTTTTTGTCGCCATAGCCTACATCGCTTGCCAGCGAAAAGCTGGTGACTGTTGTGTCGTTTACCTGTCGAGTTTCGGCATCTTTCCCTAATCTGCCGGTAAATGTGCAATTGTTCATTTTACTTCATCTTTCCTGTTTGCAAAAAGTTGTTTGTGTTCGTTGCTTATCGCCAATCCTTTTGACGCATACAAACGAGTGTAAAGCGCGTTGACTTCGCGCACTGATTTACAGCCGTTTAGCTGCAAAACCAAATCTGTTTCGGAAGGGTGCGCGGGGGTGGCATCGGAGGAACCACCACCCGCGCTGGCGCTGCGGGTCAGGGAGGAAGGCCCGCTGCGTCCAGATGACATATTGCCATCATCGTCGTTACTATTCAATGCAAACATCGTCATCAGTGACGCGCGGCGATAATATGTCAGGCAACTGATGAAAGATTGCGGCGTGTTTTTCTCCGGCGAAATTTCAATGTCGCTGCTAAAACTTGCACCGCTTCCTAAATGAAACACTGTTGTGATCAAGCTGTTTTGATGCAAGTGCTGTTCAAACGCCAGATCGTATTCCTGCAAACTGGCTAGTGCGGCAAGTACGTCACCCAGCGTTGTGTATTCTGATTTGAACATTGGGTTTTTGCCGGATTTGCCCACAGTCGTTGCAGACCTAAATGATGATAATGCTGCAAACAGTGAGCCATCTTTTACTGGTTCCATAATTCTTTCGCCTTTCCTAAAAATTCGGGTTCCATACGCCATTGAAATGCGTGTTTCCAGTCAGGGTCGGTGATCGACGCCAACACTTTCGGATCATTACTGACCCGCAACAGGTTTTGCCGGATCAGCGCTTTTTGCCGTATATCTTCCAGCGCATCGGCGATGCTGTCAGCTTTCAGTTCGTCGCAGTTAAATGGCGTGAACATCTGACAATCGTGTTCCGCGATGTAACAAATAGAAGGGGTCACGTTCAGCGCTTTTTGATATATTGCGGCCTGACACAGATGGTTATGTTCCGGCTTTTTTGGCAAACTGGCTTTCGACCATCCTTGCTCACCAGATTTTAACACTTTCGTTTTGCGCGGCGCTTTGGTTTTCATTTCGCAAAACATCGTTTCCGGCTGAACAAGATCAACAAACCCCAGCAGCGGGACGTTGACGCCATCCAGCCACAACAAAATGCGTTCTTCATCTATTGACCCAGCAAAGTTTGCTTCCGCAAGTATTTCAACGCCATTTTCAATCATTGCCGGAATACAAGTTCTAAACTTTTCACGCAAAACGCGATCTTCATCCGCGTCGTGAAAGTCAAATGCAGTGATGGCAGCGTCAATGCTTTCATTCATATCCTGCCCGTGGCAAAGCACAGCCTGCACAGCAGTGTGTACTGACGAACCTATTGCAGCGCGTTCTCCAACGCCCATTTTGCGACGTTCCTGTTTTGACAGCGCAAGATATTTGAAAATCCAGCTTGCTGTTGTTTGCAATAGCTGGGCGGCAGATAAATGGTCAAGATCAATAGCTTGCCATTCTTTGCCTATCTGTTTTTCAGTAGTTCCCATATGCGCACAGTAACGCCATAATTCCATAATGCAAACATTTTTTGTTGCAATTTGCATTTTATTCGGTAATCGTTTGCAAATGAGCAAAGTAAACGGACGACAAAAAGGTGCAAATTTCGAGCGATTTATTGCCAAAGAGTTGTTTCTGGAAACGGGAACAATTTTTCGACGTAATTTGTCACAATATCAACAAAAAGGTTTGGCTGATCTAACACCTGATGGGACTTTTCCGTTTTTGATCGAGTGCAAGCGTTATGCTGCGGGGGTTGATCCGAAATGGTGGGATCAGATTTGTGAGGCAGCAAGATCGTCGCACAATAAAAATGATGCACTGCCTTGCCTGATCTACAAACTGGATCGGCAGTCAATTAAATGCCGGATACCGATTGAAGCAATGCGGCGGTTAGGCGAACCCGCACCAAAGGGATATTTGCCAGATGCACAGTTTCCGTGGTCATACACTGCAACGCTTGAATGGCCTGATTTCATTTATGTGTGCAGGGAGTTAATGGCTGATGTTTGAGACAATACTGGCGTTTTGTTTAATGGTGGGCAAAAACGGAGAAATGGCAAATCCCTGTTGGATGATAAGGGAAGAACGGTATTTTGAAACAATTGAAATTTGCATGAAATATGCGGAACAGCGCGAGGCACTGGTCGCTAATGAGTTAGTAATGACATATCAAAACTCGCCAGTCGTGTCGGTACAGTGTGGGCCAGTAACAGAGGGAACGTGATGCAGGATTGGTTTTGTTTTGATTGTCACAGCGTATTCGGAGAGTGCGAAGCCATAGAGCAATATAGCCGTGATGAAAGCGCTGGATTGTTTTGCCCGCACTGCAAAGGTGAAATGATAACGCCATTGGAAGATGATGATGACTGAGAAAATTGAGTTTATGAAAGCTGTGGGGCCGCGTGAATATATCCTAAAAGGGAATGAAACGTGGATAGACGTTCATGATTTGACAATCCACATTAGCAAACGAAACAGTGGTGTTAGGGTCACAGTGTATCCGCGCGAGGATGATGGCATCAGCAAGCCGTTAGGCATCTTATTTGCTGACCAGCCAAAACCTACAACCGAATCGCCTTTGGTGTTAAAATTGGATCACAGTCCAATTACGGCGACAGGCGATGGAACATTCGAAAAAAGATTGTCAGAGGGTTTTTGTCCGAAATGCCGGACGACGTTGCCGGAAAAAACGGAAGGTTCGCAGAAGTGCAAAGTGTGTCACCTTGAAATCGGAAATACTGGAAACTAATGCAGATTTAGAGCGCGAAGCGGTTGTAATAAAGCGGCTTTGTTCGCGGTTTAGTTGCGAGGCGATCAAGTTGCCGATCCATCAGCGGCTTGATTATGCGTTGACCCGCAAAGGCATCGTTGAAGCGTTTGTTGAAATTAAAGTGCGCACTGTAACGTCAACCACGTTCGACACAGCGATGATTGCATTGGATAAGGTTTTAGCAGCGCGTCAGGTGGCGTATGCAACAAAAAAGCCGGTTTTGCTGGCAATACAATGGACTGACAAATTGATGTTTGTTGATTTTGCGGCAGGCTTTTCAACGAAGCTGGGCGGCAGGACAGACAGAAATATAATGACCGATTATGGGTTGGTCGCTCACTATAACATCGGAGACTTTACGGAGATAAAATGAAACGTGCAGAAATTTTAGATGAAGCAAAGGCAATTGTCACCAAGGATCGCGCAGCCGATCACGGCGATTTAGAGGATAACTTCAAAACAATCGCGGCATATTGGTCGATCCATTTAGGCGTTGATATAACTGCGGTCGATGTGGGTTTG